AAGAACGTATCGACGCCGAACGTGGTCGTAAGCGTTAGTTGGACGGAAGTTTCAGTCGCATCTTCTGCGTTGAAACCTTGACCGCTACGTCCAACGAAGCGTGGAGGTTTGCGGATCGCGAGCGTGTCGCCAATCTGCGCGCCTTCTTCGCCGAAGTCTCGGTCGTAGTCCCTTCTGACATGTTTTGCGAATTTAAGCTGATTCTCTAAGACTGGCAGGCCTTCCATCGTGACCATGCCAATCGTTAATAATTGGTTTGCCAAAGAAATTCCTCCTTAAGATTTTCAGTCTCAGGTAGGAATTTCACCTACTATGTATGCTGCACGCCAAGTATCGCCTGGACGAATCGTCCTGTTGCACTGCCCGGTCAGGTAACCGAAAACTTTTTTATCTGCGGCGCTTCCCCGCCTTAATGTCCGCTCTTCGCTGCATCAAGTACGTATCCGTGTCCATCTTGTCAGGGTCGGTTTCTACGACTCCGCCCTCCGCGCCGCCTTTCAAGCGTCTCCCTGCTGGCCCCGCGTTCGACACAAAATCCTCAGGCCGCGCCGTCAACCGCTCGGCAATACGCCCGACTTCCATGATCTGCCCTACATCGTCGAGCTTCATGAAATTACGCGCCACAGCGTCGTTTTCGACCTTAGCCAAGTAATACGCGACTTGCGGAGCTTTCAGCCGAATGATCGCCATCATCGCCGCGTTTTGAATCGTCAAGCCACGTTCCGTCGCTTTTTGTAATACGTCGTTGAAATCCACATTGCGCTTGATGAACTCGTGGCCAGCTTCGAGAAAGCCATCATAATCTTTCTTCAGCTCCGCTTCTCGTACTGGATCAGCAGCAGGCACTACGACTTCCGCCGCTACTGCTGGCTTCGCGACAATCTTATCTTGCTGCCTGATGACCCACTCGGCCATCTTCGCCGTGAACGTCGTTGTGCCATTCGCATCACCGGGGAAATCTTCACGCATTGGGCGTTTGTCGTTCGCCGCTGCTTCCGCCGTGCGGCGATCAAGCTCTGCTTTGATGTTTTTCTCGTTTTGCTCCGCGAGCTTAGTTTCGAATTCTTTTTTGTCATTCAAGCGGTCTTGTTCGAGCTTCGCAGCTTTCGCGGTCAACTCACCGATGCGCGCTTCGGCGGGTCGGAGCTTCTTCTTCTTGTTTCCCTCCATAATCTCGGCGACACGCTTATCTGTCGCGGCATTCGGAGAATCCGGTGTCTCTATCGAGACAACGCCTTTGCGAAGCTCGCCAAGCGTAGTCTTCTTCCCGGCAGTGTCCGTGTACTCCGTCGAGTCGGGAAACTTCGCCGGATCGGAAAGCAATTCCTTTAATGCTGGTTGTACGGCAGTACTCATTTTCCTTCCTTTAATTTCAAAAGCTCAGTGAGAAATGCTTGGCTCAATTCCAATCTTGAATCTATGCCCGCAGGCCATTCTTCTTCTTCCTTTAGAATGCCCCATCTCATGGCATCAATAGAAATATCATAAGCACGAAATAACCTAATCGGTTTACGTAGGTCTGTCATACGAAATCAATATCCAATTCTCCACCGGCTCCGCCGATGACAACTTGTAAACCGTTTGTAAAGATGATCGGGTCGAATAAAATAATTCCAGTTGTGAGGGTTGCTGCTGAAGCACCGTAGAGCGCCCTAACCGTTCCCGCGCTTGTCGGACCATCATTGATTTGAAGTGTAAACGTCCCAGCTACGGGACACGACAAGCCCCGCACGACTCCAGTTCCTTGCTTGAGATTATATGTCCCCGCTGCACTGAGAACTGAGACTGACATGTTATTGCATCCCCCCGCTGCCATTCGTGCTGGCCGGTGCCGCCGTTTGGGATGCGGCTACCGCTGCTTGCTGCGCTGCCAAATCTTGCTCATGTTTCTGCTGCACTGCCGCTGTCGCTTGCTCGTGCGCTGACTGATGAATCGCCATGAACTTCTCGAACTCCATGCGCGCCAAGTCAAGCTTCGCGCCAAGAGCAGCGGCTTCGATCTGCGCGTTAGCTCTGATGTTCGCAACTTGAATGTCCTTGTCGGCGCTGATCTTTTCTTCTTTGATCGTCTGCATCATCGTCGAGTTCTGCTGCATCAGCTGATGATTCTGCGCTTCGAGCTGCTGAATCGTAGCCGTCGCTTGCTGAAGCGCGACTTTAGGATCAGTCTTCGCTTCATCGCCAAGAATGTTCGGAGGAATCGTGCGCTTGAGCCGCGCGGCAATTTCGCGATTACCTGGCATGTTGCTGTTGCCAACGATGATGTCCGAAGCGACTTTCATGATCGTGCCGGTTTTGTCGGCCTCCGCGAGCTGGAGTTGCATCGCGAACGCTTCTTCTCGAAGCGTCTTATACGACGGCCCGACATCCACGACGACATCATAAACGCCCATCGAGAGATCATAAACGTCTTGCACTTCTTGTGACTTCATTTGCTCGGCGGCGTTTGCTCGCCCGCTGTGCAACACAACATGATCGACGCTGCCATCGGGATTTATGATTCTCTGAATGCGCGGCGCATCGTAAACGAACGGCGCAGCGTCGAGCAGTACGCGTCCGCACGCACGCAGGAACCTGCTCAAGTTGTCAGTCCAGTTCAAGTTCGTCAGCGTGCTCTGCCCTTGCAACCGCTCGATAGCTTTGCCACTCTGATCGCTGCGTGTCTGCCCAAGCGTCGGTTCGTAGATTCCCGTCGTGGCCTTGAAGTCTTGATCTACAGCCATCGACATCTGCTGGATCGCTTGAATTGGCGGCTCGAACTGATTGCGAACTGGCGGAGTTGGCGCAGGCTGGCCGTTGATGAGAACGATGTCAGCTTCGAGATAAGCGTAGTTTATGACGTTCGCCGTCTTCCATTTCGGGTCTTTGAACTGGCCTTTCCAGCCGACCCATGGGGCTTTCGGCGCGAGAGCGATAGTCTCAGCAGCGTAGCTTCTAAAATAGTTAATTGCTCTCTGAGAGTCTTTAGAATTACGAACGATGCCGTAAATCTTTCTTTCTCCATTGACATCAAAATCCTCTCCAATCAGCGGCACGAGCGGAATGAAACCCACTTTGCCGGGGAAAGTATACGAATAGTTCCCTTTCTCGTCTTTGTCGAGAATCTCAACGGCATTGATCAGCGCACAACAGACCGTGCATTTCTTCCAATCGCGTTCTTCGAGCGGTGGCTGGCGCTTCTCTTTAGGAACGCCAGCGTTACGAAGATCATATTCCTTCTCGGTCATCACCGTACCGTCAACCATCTTGTAGAGCTTCGTTGATTCCCACTTCTTGTACCAATACTCCGCGACGCGGATCGTTTTCATCGTTCCCCAGTTCGGGAAGGCATCACCGATGGACATGAAATCTGCGGCGCTAGCGATCTGACTTCCAGGAAACTCAGCGAGATACTCATCGCGCGGGTAATCGCAAATCTTGAATTTCCAGTTAGCATCCGACTCGTCTGGTTCTATGCTTGACGGGTCGCAATAGATCGTGAACGGATTCTTCACCCGCTTGATGTAGAGTTCTTGATCGAACGTGCGGCCCGGCAGATAGTCTTTCGTGATCTCAGCATAGCCTTTGCCGCCAAGCACCATATGCTCGAAGCCCGTGTCGTAAGCAATCTCCGCGTCACTGTTAACTTGAATGTGCCGCAGCAAGCCTTCAAGCATTTCTGCGTCATCTTCGTCCGCTCCGCCCCCGACAGGCTTAACGATGATCTGTGGGCGCTGCGCGCGTTGCTCGTTGACGATCTGGCCTTTCACCGCCGGGTAGCGGTTGATCGTCAAGCATGGCCGGTTCGAAGCATCGCGGATGCGTTTTGTCTCTTGCGGCCATTGATCGCCAGTGGCGAACTTCAAATCGTCAAGCCGCTTCTCGCGCTCAGGGGATTCCGCATCGACAGCGATCTTGAAACGTTCGCGCGCGAGTTTCATGAAATCTTTCATGTCTTGCGGTTGCAGCTCGACGTAATCTGCTATGCGCATCACATTGCGCTTCTTGCGGGAGTAGGAGCGCTCGGCCACGTTAGTTAATCATCCGTTCCAGCTCCGCGATCTGCTCAAGCTGTTTCTTCTTATCGATACCCTTCGCTACTTTCCGCTTCGACTTCGCAACAGGCCGCGAGAATGTCACGACATGCACATCACCGACATTGAAAACATCCTCGCTCAAGCCGAAGAACTGCGCTTGCCGTTGCGGATCATCTCGCAGCGAGTCGAGCACGGCGTGATAGAGCGTCTTGCCTTCGATGACGCTCTTGTAACCTTCGACTTCGACGACGCAAGCTTTGAAAGAAAGCAGTTCACAGTCTTTAGATTTCTTTTTCATAGCCACCTCTTAATAGTCCAGCGCCGCTGCAATTCTTTGTTGACTTTATCCAGCATCTCAAGCTCAACTTTTGCTTCACGCTCAGTGAGTTTCTCAAAAACAAATTCATCGTTCGGCTTAACTTCAATAAGCCTATATTTATCAGGAGTGGCGTTGAAGCTCACGATATGCCCGACGTGAAGTTGCTTGAGATTTTCTATAGTTGGATTCGTCACGAGAAATCTCCTCGCCGCACCTGAACGTAAGCACCGATGCGAGTGCCCGCTTTTCTGAACGTCCAGTTCAGCAATGCGCCATGATTTACTTTTCGCCGATCAAGAAACCATATCCATTGGCGCAAGAAGTTCATGACAGTATCCCCACGATGTCCGCCTCTTGCACCAAATGAATCTTCTCGTCGTAGCCAACCGGCAGTGGACGTTCTAGCGGCCCGCTCTTGTCGCTGCCCGTGCCGCGCAATTCACCATGCTCGAAATCGTTCCAGCGCGCGTTGAAGAGAACAGTCATGCCGGGCTTCACGTCTAGAGGCTCGCGATGACCTTCAAGCCATTCCCACTCACGATATTCAGGATAAAATCCAGTGATATCGCTGTTCGGTAGTGCCATGCTCTTCTTAACTTTCCACCACGTCCCTTCAACCCACTTCCCCGGCCCGCACGCCAAGACTCTGCCACGCCGCAAGATTGGCCCATTGCCGTTCGTGTCGTCGGTGAGATAAATGCCGCCGCGCATTTTGATCATCGGTTCGAGGCGCTCGATCAGAACGGAGTCGTTCATAGGTTGGCAATCATAGAGCAACGCAGCAAAATCTGCGCGTGCTTGCTCGGCTGTGATCAGCTGGTTCAACTTGACCTCTTCTTCGCGCTACTACTTCTGTGCGACATATCGCGCGAGTGCTTGCGTTCCATCTCCTTGCCTTTTGCTGTTTCTTTCGAGCCCTTTATCGCACCGATGCTATTCATCACGGCGTAAGGGATGTGGCTGTTCTCGCCATACTCGCGCTTGAGCTGACGTTCGAGGAATTTAGGCATGCTGCTATCCTTTCAAAATGCGGGCTTGCTGAAAAAATAATGAATCCGTCCCGCGCGACCGTCATACAATCTACCACAAGCAAATAATGGAGTTTGTAGAATCCACATTCTCTGCAACTTCCACCACATCCACATTCTGTAGCGATAAGATTTAGGTTCGTCATCCATTCAGCACACTCCCCCATATTGCATCACGCCACCATATCGCTTGATCGCTGCAGTCAATCGTGCTTCAGCTTGCAAGCTCGCGATCGCTTTGTTCGCAACGACGTTCTTAAAGCTGAACTCTACGTCGCTCAAGTCGAGATCGTGCTCCGGCGTGTCGACGACGACTTGCGTGACGAACTCGCCTTTGTCAGTCGTGAGCGTGAGATGGAGTTTCATACTATCAACCATCTTTCAATAGCAACAGCTAAGATTTCTTTTACATCTTGAAAATGAAGTTCTTTGTGAATCAATAGAGTTGCAACAACTTCAGCAATATGCGAACGCGTTTCCTTGGAAGCAATTTTTTTATTACCACGTTCAAGTTGACTGATGAGAGGTTCACTAACCCCACAAAGATCGGCAAGCTGTGTTTGATTTAAACCGATAGATTTTCTAATCGCTCTTAGACTTTGTTCTTTCATACCAACTACCTCTTATATAATCCTGCTTCGCGCTCACATCCGATACATTTCTCTGAGGCTGTATAAGTTTCTGGCTTACCAGGAACATATCCCGCATCACGAAAATCTCCTACAGAATGTCCACAATAACGTAGAGCGTGAGCAGCCTCAAATCCATCATTGTAAATTTCACTAGCTTCCTTAATAAAAGCAATGTCCTCAGGTTTGCCTGTTAGATTTGAACCAAACAGTCGGCGAAACCTTTCTTGTAATGGTTCATACACTCTGCCATCCTCCTGCCACTCTCTCCGGCTCGTAGTTCTCGCGCTCCAAGTCAATCGGCGCTACAGGCATCGCGAACGTCAACGCGAGCGCGTCTGCATCGTCAGGCGAATCCAACCCGCGCTTCTGCATCAGTTCTTTCGCTTCAAGCTTCACGCGCTGCTGCTTATCGCTTACCAAGCATGGCCCTGCCAAATCCGCTGCGAGTCCAGCGTCACTGTCAATTGCGCCATCGCGCAGCCACTCTTTCATCTCGCCCCACATGTAATCGCGCATGTATGCGTACTTCGTGTGCGGCGAGTGCGCGCCGAAGTTCACGGTCATCAAGTTTTCGTGGCCAAGGAGTCGTAATCGCGACTCAACTGGCGCTGCAATCCCAGCTGAATCCATAAAGAGCATGGCGAGCTTGCTTCCATCGTAATCGCAGGTAAGTACGTCAGCGAGCTTCCCGGTGAGCACTGCAGGGTCACGTGTAAACTCGCCTTTAATTTTGATAGGCGGTATTGTTCTTGCATCATAGCCACGCCTGAATCTGATAACGTTGTCATCGCTTCCTCCCCACGCGAAATCCACTCCCGCAACTAGCGGCTCGTCTTCTGCGACGATCACTTGCCTACGCTGAGCATCATCGATCAGTTTTTGATCGATGTACTGCGCGCTCGCAGCGGCAGGCGGCAAGCCTCGCGCCCGCACTCTAAAGAAGTCAGAATCTTCGCCATAGTCTTTCAACCATTCGTCAAGCTCTGCTTTGTTCGTGCCTTCCACATCGCGGCTGTCGATGACGTGAACTTTCCAGCGATTGCGTTTCGCTCCGAATGCGCGCTCGATGAACGGCCCCGTGTTAATCGTCGCGTTCCCGCATACGAGAATGATGATTTGCGTTTGCTCGTCGAGCCCAACCGCCTCCATCGTCTCATAGATGATTTGCGGAATCTCGCTGCCCTCGTCCATGATGAATACGATGCGTTTGCGAAGATTATGTAAGCCGGCAAACGCGGCGGGATTGTCAGCGGACCAAGTTTCGAGGTCGGCGCGCCATTCTTCGCGGCGTGCCGGGTCAAGAGAAACTTTCACCGACGTGACGGTCTTCTCAAACCAATCAGCATTGAGCGCAAGTCTGAACCACTTCGAAAGTTCCGGCGATGTCTTCGTACTTAGCTGCGTTCCAGTGTTCGCCGTGATCTTGACGCGTGTGCCGGCGAACGTCGAAAGCGCCCACCATGTAACGAATGCAATCAGCGCCGTCTTGCCGATATCGTGGCCGCTCGAAACGATGATGCGGCATGGCCTGTTCTTCGTTTCTGGATTCTTGAAGTGCTCACTGATTTCATTTAACACTTCAGCTTGCCATTTGCGCGGGCCGGCGCTAGAAGCTAGCTCATCTCTGCCCCAACGAAATCCATATTTCACGGCGCGCAACGGATCGTTCGCATACTTCCCTAGATCGCGAGCCATCAATACTCGCGGGTCAAGAGTCGTTGTTTGAGCTTCGCTCATTTCAATAAATCTTCCGTTTCCTGCAAAACTTTCTTGTCTTCAGGTAAAAAATTATGATCTACTGCCTGAGAACTCATTCTTCAGCTCGCTTGCGCGCTTCTTCGATCTCATGCACTAACTCAACCGAACCACTATGCTCGACTTTCTGAGTTACTGGCCCATCGACGCGATCGATCAACTCACGAAGATGCGCGATGCTTCCCTTCTTCGATTGCGCGAATGCTGCTTTGATCGCACCAGGTACATCTTCGGGATGTTCAATAATCCATTTCTCGATAGCTTCGAGAAATGGCTTGCGCTTTGGACGGCCACCGGGATTACCAGACTGACCTGGACGCCAAGGAATGAGACCACGAGTTTGCGACTGTGATGCAAGAGTGTTCTGTGAGTCACTCATGAGAAGACGGGCACCTTGCGTGGGGCAAAGATGCCCGCCGAGGAGGTATCACTGTCAGCGAACGTACGTCGTTGAGTCACGCTAGCTCAAGAGAAGAGCGCTTATTTTACCTAGAAGTCTAGCGAATTCGTGCCGGCCAGGTGTACGCAGTACGCACCCCTAGTAGAGTGTGAGAGACAAAAACGCGTATAAAGTATATGTGTACACTTACGTACAGGAGAGAAATAAGTCCTTATATATATAGAGTCTTCTCTCTCTCCCACTGTCGTAATAAGGAAACTGCGTACACCTCGATCTGTACGCAGAAGAACGCGCGCTTGTACGCACTCGAAACAGTGCTTTACTTTCTCGTTTTCTTAGTATAGAGTCGCGTTTTTCTACTTTAACTCGAAGAGGTGAAACCGAATGCCGATCGTTGAGGGGCGAAAAGGCAAGCCGATACAACTCTACCCGCCATTTGATCTTCGCAAGCAGCTTGAAGCTGAGGCGAAGCAGCAAAGCCGTTCATTGAACAACTTGATTCTCGTCATCTTGATGAAGTTCTTCCGCGCAAAGTCAAACGAGGCGGAGCATGCCGGATGAGAAAGATGATGACATTCTCTGGCCACACGGAACACACAAACCACAACCTGAAAAGCTATTCGAATTAGTCAAAGAGCTAGCCGACGATGAAACGAAGAAG